TTAGCTATACTATTCAAACAAATCTTACAACTGTTAACCCGAAGGTTAGTGCAAAGAGAATAAAAAGAAAGTGGGATAGAATATGATGCAATCATTTTGGTGATTACTATTCTACCCCACGAATTAGGGTGAGATGAGTTGGACACTAATCGTATCTTCCATCTGACCTACTAATTATTTTAACATTGAAAGTTTACGGCATAGCCGAGCTTTACAGCTCGACTATGTCTCCTGGTACCAAGGTAAGATCGGTAACAGTCTTCGATAATACCAGTCTCTTTTCTGGTATAACGACTACACGATCAGCTCGACGATATGCTTTAAAATACATCAGCTTATAGTCTGAGTTCTTCGTGTCTTTGATCTCTTCGATCACGGCAGTTGATTTCTGCATAATAATAGGTGCGGTGATTTGACACCGCCAAATTTAGCCGGGGTCGTTGTTTACGTAGGTCATCACTCTCAAAAAATTTTTCCCCTACCAAAATTTTTTATTACCCCCAAAATTTTATTATAATGTGATTTAACCCCTCACTTAACAACTATTTATGTCCGATATATGCTACATTCATACTATAATGTGGTTTTAATGAATGAGTTATGCTACAAAATAATTCTTTTTTATACTAACTTTACCCCAAAAAGGAAATAGAAATAAAAATAAATCTAAAAATAAATCTAAATCTAAATCAATGGCTAAGTCTAAAGTTAATACAACAAGTACATTCCTCCCTAAACCTAAAAGAAAGAGACCTGGGGTACATTCAAAGAAAAGATTCTCTAAAATTAAAAGTTCAAAACTTTATAAAAAATTATCAGTTGGTCAAGGATAATGTTTATATATTTGCAAAATCTCCGTCAATGACGATCACCCTTGAGGGCCAAATGGTAGATAGAGGGTCAGAAGTCGGGTTCTAATGTTATCAACAAACTAAAATAGATAACAGGAGTTGTCCCCGATAGAGATAAAAAAAGAAGTGGTATAGCTTTGTGGGGTGGAGGAAGACTAAAGGCTGAAAGAAATGTCCCACCGAAGGCTGAAAACGGCACAAAGCAAAGTCCATTTTTAAACAAAAAAAATCCTAAGGGGCATATTGTATCCATTCGTTACCTTTGTAATAGAATAACCTAGTAATTAAAGATATGCCTACAACTATTAAAGCAGGAGTTTACAATCCCCCATTTACCCCAGATGGAGATGATGGGGAGATGGCTCAGATATATGTAGATAGTGAGTATATGCAAGTGTATGATGATGACAATAAATTTGTATTCCAACTTACATTTGCAGAGCTTAATGCAGTACTAGCTATAATGGCATCAGAAAGAGAACAAGTTGTAGAGACCGTTAAAGGGATGATTAAAAAGAATTAACTGAGATGAAACTTAAAAAGATAGATAAGGTAGATATATCTCTAAAACAACTTATTGATGTTGACTCTAGCACAGGGATAACACGATGTGTAGACTGTATAGGGAATGGGATGATACTGATGGCATCTGTATCTAAGAATGTCTCAGTTAGAGACTCTTTTGTCTTCAAGAATCTTTCTGACATTGTAAAAGGGACTAACGGGGTTTTAACCTCAGTGACTAATGGGATACTAACACTGTCAATAGACCCTAATGCAATCTCTGCAGAGACATCTTTATCAGAGTTATCTGATGTAGCAATAGCTGGGTTAGCTGATAATGATTACTTAGTTTATAACTCAGTATCTAAAAAATGGGAGAACTCTCAAGCCTCATTTGTCCCTACAACTAGGACGATAACTATTAATGGGGTAATACAAGATTTATCAGCAGATAGAACTTGGACTATATCATCAGGGAGTGGGACAGTAACATCAGTAACAGGAACTGGGACGGTGTCAGGATTGACACTATCTGGGACAGTAACTACTTCAGGGAGTTTGACATTAGGGGGAAGTTTAACATTAACATCAGGGAATGTAACTACAGCTCTAGGTTTTACCCCATACAATGCTACTAACCCTGCTGGGTATATCACATCATCTGCTTTAACTAACTATGTTACAAATAGTTCATTAACCAGCACATTAGCTGGCTATGTTACTAGTGGTGTTTTTAATAGTACAATATCAGGGTTATCTTCTGTATATCAACCAATCTTTACTACACAGAATGGATTGACATATGGGGGAGGGTATCTAAAGTTAGGGGGACAGTTAACTCAGAATACTACTATAGATGGTAAAGAAGGATTATACAGTCTGTCGTTAATAGAAATGTCTCAGTTAACTCTGCAGGCTTCTGATTTAACTGATAGTACAGAGATAAATCTAACCACAACTCAGATGCAGATTAAAACTCCACTATACTCATCTGCATCTGCTGGTGATGTATTAACTATTTTAGACCCAACTACAGGGGAGGCTGAATGGCAAACTCCTACTGGAGGAGGTGGGGATATGTATAAATCTACATATGATGCTGATAATGATGGGGTTGTAGATAAAGCAGAAACTGTTCAAATTACTGTTAGAAATTCTACAGGTTCTACATTATCAAAAGGACAAGTTGTTTATCTATCAGGTTCTACTGGAAATAGACCAAATGCAATACTTGCTGATGCATCTACTGAGGCTACATCATCTAAAACAATAGGGATAGTTGTAGCAGATATTTCAAATAATACAGATGGGCAAATAGCAGTTAATGGGACATTACATAATTTAAATACTAACTCATTTGCAGATGGGGATACACTTTGGTTAAGTACTACCCCTGGGGGATATGTTGCTAACACTCCCCCTGCAGAACCAAATCATGCTGTATTTATAGGGTATGTAGCTAGAGCTCACCCTACTGATGGGAGACTTGTAATACAGATACAGAATGGGTATGAACTTACTGAATTGCATGGGGTACAAGTCCCTTCCCCATCTAATAATGATGTATTAAGATATAACTCAACTTCAGGGTTATGGGAGGATGATAGTATATCAAATATATTAGGGTATACCCCTGTAACAAACGCAAGGACGATATCTACATCTGCCCCACTATCTGGAGGGGGTGATTTGAGTGCAGATAGAACACTATCTATCAGCCAAGCAACCACATCAACAAACGGATACCTATCCTCTACAGATTGGAATACGTTCAATGCTAAAACATCAGCGGGTAATTTAACTTACTTTGGAGACGGATCAACTACTGGAACAACTACAATTAGTAGCACAGTTCAATTAAGCACAGATACGTTTTACGAAAACTTAACTATTGCTTCGAATGGTGTGCTTCATCTTCGTGGATGGAGAGTATTTGTTAGCGGTACACTTGATTTAACCAATGCCGGTGCTAACGCTATTCATAACAATGGATTCGCGGGTACTAGTTCAGGTGGTTTTGCAGCGGGAATAAATGCCTCTGCTACAACTGGTAAACTTGGTGTAGGCAGAACTGTAGCAGGAGGTGAGGACACAACAACTAATTCAAATGATAGCGCAGGGAAAGGTGGCAACGGAGGTAGTGGGGGTTCAGCAACTAACGGAAATGGAGTTGCAGGAACTTCATCAACTACACCCACAACTGGTTTGTATCGTATCGCGGGGACTGCGGGTGCAGGAGGTAAAGGTGGAAACGCTGCTGTTGGAACAGGTGGAGCAGGGGGCGCAGGGCAAACAAATGCAGCAAACAACGCAAGCGGATATATAGCGTTAATACGCAACATTGGAGTTTATGGAATTATGACCTATGGGGAGATAGCAAATAATACTTTTACAGGGTCTCCTACAATACAAACCATTTTCCCAGGACTAAACGGGGGAGGAGGAGGAGGGGGAGCTGCATCTACAGGCGGTGGAGGCGGTGGAGGTGCCGGTGGTGGAGGAGGTGGTTTTACTTTTGTTTACGCAAAAACTATCTCTATCGGAGCAAGTACAAATGCAGCTGCTATTGCCGCAATAGGAGGAGCTGGAGGAAACGGTGCTAATTCTGGTAACGCTAATACTGGTGGTGGAGGTGGCGCAGGAGGAGGTGGTGGCGGTTATGTATTTGTTCTCTGCAACCAAATTACCGGAGGGAATTATACATTCATTTCAGCCGCAGGAGGCGCGGGGGGAAATGGAGCAAATGGAGTAGGTACTGGAATTGGAGGTCAAGGTGGAGTAGGGGGAAGTGGAGGAAGAATAACGGTTATTAGAATTTCTGATGGGACTATAACTCAAGTAAATGGATTAACAAACACAGGGACCACACCAGCCATTCCTACAACTGCTACTGGCTCAGCGGGGGGAGCGGGAGGTACTTGTACATATACAGCATAATTATGAAAGCAATATTATCATGCATTAAATGTGGGACTGAAGTCGGAACACAAGACGCTCCATACCTCCAAGATGGAATCGTAGAAGGCATACTGTGTGGGGCAACAGTTGAAGAACAAACGTGTGGCGGTGAAATAAAAAGAACGATTGTAAATGATTAAAAAACTACTTTATAAACTACAGCTATTTGATGGGGTATGGTCTATCCCACTAGCTTTCTTAGGTTTCTTTATAGCAGGGTCATTAAGTTTAGAATACTTTGGGGATCCGTTAATATCTGTTGAGTATATACAACAAGTTATACTATCAGGATTGATACTAGTATTTGCAAACTTTGTAGCATTCTTAGGGGGTTTCTTTAACTTCAGAGGATTGCAAAAGTTTTTCTATTCTAAAGAACTCAAAGAAAAAATCATTACCTTATCAGTATGGGAAAGAGTAAAATTATATCTTATTGTTTACTTTGGTTTGCTCTCAGCATTCCTTGTAATCCTTTGGCTAGTCATGTCAGCAACTGCGTAATCTCTAAAAGTTTATCTTACAAAGGGATTATGGAGAAAGGGGGAAACAATCAAGGTTTCTCCGACTCTTTATTTCAGCAGGATATGAAATCTGTAGGGTGGGCTAAAGGTCAAGCTTGGTGTGCATACTTTGTAAAACTAGTCTTGAATAAATGCTCTATCCCTAACTCTATCTCAGGTTGGTCCCCAACTAGCTACAATAAGCAAGATGTTATATACACTGATAAAGAGTTTAAGAATTCATACTCCCCCAACGATGTACTAATTCTCTCACTATCCTATGATAAGTTTAAGAATAACAAAGGGAGATATAAAGGGATAGGACATACCGGGATAGTAGTTGAGATTAAACAATCTTCACTAGTTTCCATAGAAGGAAACACTAATGATGCAGGTACCAGAGACTCTAGAACCGGGGATGGGGTATATAAAAAGATTAGACCTTTAAGTAAAAATACACACATAACAAGATGGAAAAAAGAAAAAGAAACTTTACAACAGCCGTGTTAATACTCATAGCACTAGTAACTATAGGGACAGTAGTAACATGTAATTACTATAAGAATAAAGCTAACCTAACTAAACTAGATATTACTAACGATTCTCTACTAAAGGTAGTTCAGCAATGTAATCTAAAATCTGACTCTATACTAAAAGTAGTAGACTCGTTATCTACAGCTCAATCTAAAATCAAAAACTCACAAACTATTGTAAATAAGCATTATCATGAAACAGTTTATAACATACTTAACTCTGACTCTAAGTCTCTTAACTCTAAGCTCAAATCAAGTCTTAAGGAGTCAGACTCCCTCTATAAATCAGGATTCTACTTTCTGTCTATCCCCCTATCAGATACAACTGGTAAACCTTGACCATGCAGCAATGCTGTATTGGAGTAAGACTAGCACCTCCATTAACCAACTTTACAAGCTTGAGCAGAAGAAGACTGAAGAGTTAAAGAAAGTAATCTTACTAAAGAATGAAGCACTAAGCTCTCTGCAAGATGCTTATAATAATAAATGCTATCAGTATGATATGAAAGAGCAGGAATTAAAGTTTGCTAATAAACAGATAACTATCTTGAAATTAAAAAATACAATCTTAAGTATAGGGGTAGCAGGATTAACTTTGTCAACAATTTATTTTGCAGCTTTCTAATTTATACTATCTTTGAAGTATGTTAATCGTATTAATTTCAGCAATAGTTATTTTTCTACTCTACTTGGGGATAGATGCTTACTTGCATAATGAGTGGACTAAAAAAGCCATAAGTAAAATAAATGGGATATTTGATGAAGCCTTAACTATCATTACAATAACCCTCCCTGCATGGATTAAGTCAGTCTTTAGTGATGAGGAATAAATAATTTTTTTTGTTATATAAAGAAATGTTTTATATTTGCATTAGCAAACTAAAACATTATGAATTTTACACCAACTAGAGACTGGGTTATACTCCCACTCCCAACTAAAACAGTTACTGACAGCGGGATTATCTTATCAGAACAAGCTGCAGATTCTTTAAAAACCAACATCTTAAAAGTAGTCAAAGCTGGACCTGAATGTAAGCAGGTTAAGCAAGGTGACACCGTCTACGTACACCCTGAAACCTCTGGGGTTATATTGACTATTGAGGGGGAGGAATATGTAGCAGTTAACGAATTTATGATAATGGGGATTCTATGACAGGTAGTGTAACTATTTCATTACAAGATTACGAAGAACTTAAATCAGGGAATACCTCAACAATAGAGTTAAAAAAGCAGGTTATAAAAGCTGCTAAAGAGATTGAAGTTTTTCTATCATTCTTGTGCACTAGAGAATCTATTGGGGATTATATTACAGAGTTTAACTCTTACTCTAAAACCTGTAAGATTCATCTTATAGATGGGAAAGCTAAAATAGAACTTAATACCTTAGAAGATGAGGAAATTTAATATAACTGTAGATTCAACTAAAAAATTTATTCAAGTATTTAATGGGATATTTAACATGACTGCTATGGAGATGTCAGTGCTTGCAGCCCTTGTAGATCACGGGGAGACTGTTAACTTATGCTCTTCAGAGAATAAAAAGAAGGTATCTAAAATACTGGATATTAAAGATTATAATACGTTGAATAACTACGTAAAAAGACTAAAAGATAAAAAAGCTATAGTTAAATCTAAAGATGGGTATGTGTTATTCCCTGGACTAAAAAAAGAGAATTGTCAAATCATAATAACTATCAAATAACCATCAAATAATGGACCTTCAGATTCTCCCAACTGACGTTATCAGCATATTTAATTTAGAAGCTTATGACATGCTAATAGCTGTAATACAAGCCCCAGATGGGGAGTATAGAGGAATAGATGTAACTTATTTAATTAACTAATACCTAATAATTATGGATAAGAAATTACCTTCTTTTTTGCAGATGATGGCTAATTATGCTATCTCATCAGCTAAACATATTGCTAACGGGATGAAAATCACTACAGAAGAGCAATATCGTAATAGATTACAAGCTTGTCATGAGTGCCCACACTTAAATGAGAACAAAAGATGCTCTCTTTGTGGGTGCCCAGTAGAAAATAAAGCTTATAGAGTGACAGATTACTGTCCTGATACTCCCCCAAGATGGGAGAAGCTAACTATTGGGGAAGAAGGAAAGCCTGTATCTATTAAAAAGTCAGAAAATGACCCAAGAGAAAATTATAATTCAGAAACTGGCTACTAAATATAACCTTCCTCTGCAGAAAGTTGAGGAAATTGTATTTTATCAGTTTAAGTATGTAGCTAAAATTATGAAAAGTGGGGATTTTCAGTCTGTAAGACTACAATATTTTGGGAAATTTCATGCAAAAAAGGGGAGAATAGCCCATTTAAACGAAAAAACTAGAAAGAAAAATGAAAGACTTGCTAACAGTAAGTAATAATGTGGTTATCCCATCCCCATATGCACTAACTATCACAGAGTTTGAGAAGTTAAGTGTAAAAGAGTTATCATTTATCTACTTTTATGCAGACCATAGGTCAAGTTATGCAGCATATGATGAAGAGGAGAGAAGAGAGAAACTATTAACTGAGTTAAAAGTAAAATCTACCCCACTTCTGCATGCAGGGTTGAATAAATACAGAGAGTTATCAGAAACTCATGCTGTTAAATTGCTTAAATCAGCTAGGTCTGCAGTTAATAAACTAGAGAAATACTTTAAAGATATTGATCTCACGGCTATGGATGAGAACGGAAAGCTGCTATATCAAGCAAAAGATTTAGTTGCTAACTTATCTAAAATTGGGGAGGTAATTGAAGGGTTAGATAGACTAGAAGAGTTAGTTCAAAAACAACAAGCTAAAGATAACCCTAATAGAGGAGGGGTAAAGACTAATAAGTACAGTGAATAAGATTAAATTTACTAATACAGAGTTATTCTCCCCTGCTGCTAAATTATATCTAAAGCAAGGATACTATACAGATAGCCTCCCAGGAACTAAAGAGTATTATACTTTTTGGGATACAGAGCAACATAGATGTTTATATGGGTATGAGGTAAACGGAATTAAAATATCTGGGTACCATTACTTCTACTTAAACTATTGCCCAATTGATAGGGCTATAGATGAAGAGTTAGAAGACGGGACTACAATATCTAAAAGGGAGAGAACATTCCCTGCATTTTATGATGGGGATTATGAGTACTTTACTGCAATAGATAACTGTAGAAGAGAGAATAGGCATATGGTTGTGTTAAAAGCCAGACGTAAAGGTTTCTCTTACAAAGCAGGGGCTATGTTAGCTAGGAATTACTTTCATGTTCGTAACTCAAAGAACTTTGTATTTGCATCAGATAAGCAATATCTTATTGGGGATGGATTGTTGTCAAAGACTTGGGATATATTATCCTTTGTAGATGACAATACAGCTTGGACTCAACCTAGATTGACTGATAAAGAGATGCATAAACAGTCTGGGTATAAGAAGAATGTAAATGGGGCAGACGTAGCATTAGGGTTTAAGTCACAGATAATTGGGGTTAGCTTAAAAGATGACCCAGATAAAATACGTGGTAAAGCAGGGGAGTTAATCTTCTTTGAAGAGTCTGGTTCCTTCTCAGGATTGCTAAAAGCTTGGGAGGTGGCTATGCCTACAATGAAACAAGGTTCTAAAACTCTTGGGACAATGATTGCTTTTGGGACTGGGGGAGAAGAAGGACCTGGATTTGAAGGATTAGAAGAACTATTCTATCACCCTGAAGCTTATGATTGCTATGAGTTTGACAATGAATGGGATGCAGGGGCTATGGGGACTAAATGTGGGTACTTTGTCCCTATCTATCAAAACCTAGATGGGTTTATGGATAATGATGGGAATAGTTTAACTGCAGAGGCTATTGAGTATGAGGAGAGTCAGAGAGAGAAGAAAAAGAAAGCTAATGACCCAAAGTCTCATGACCAATATATAGCTGAACACCCATTTAGTCCACAAGAAGCAACACTTCAAGTAACCTCAAATACCTTTGATGTTAACTCATTAAAAGAGCAGTACAATAAAGTTATTGCTAACAACCTGCAGAAGATGGGGGTTGCAGGGAGGTTTTATTATGACTCTCAAAATAAAATAGCTTTCTCCCCAAGCCCAGATGCTAACCCTATTCATAAATTCCCTCACAGGAAAGATGATGATTTGACTGGATGCCCTGTTATATATGAGGCCCCATACAAAACTAAAGAAGGGATTACCCCTAAAAATTTATATATAATCTGTCATGACCCATATGCTCAAGGGAAAGCTGAGAGCTCGATGTCGTTAGGGGCTGCTTATGTAATTAAAGTCCCTAATAATGTCTCTCAACCTGATGATATGATAGTAGCTTCATACATAGGTCGTCCACAAACTCAAGATGAGTATAATAGGAATCTGTTTATGCTAGCTGAATTCTATAATGCTAAGATTGGATTTGAGAATGACCGGGGAGAGGTTATTGCATATGCTAAAAGATTTAGAAAACTTCATCTGTTACAAGAGGAGTTTGAGATGCTGGATAAAAGAGAGCTTAGGAGTAAAACAGTTAAACGTCAATATGGGATGCATATGACTGAGCAAAGAAAAGCTCAAGGGGAGTTGTATATTCGTGACTGGCTAATATCGGGGAGAGGAGCTGACGAGGATGGGAATGTAACCTTGAACATGCATAAGATATATGACCCTGCTTTACTTCAAGAGTTAATTAAGTTTAATAGGAAAGGGAACTTTGACCGTGTGATGGCGTTAATGGTAGGAATGTATCATACAAGAGAACTCTATAATAAAGAGTTAAGATTAGATGATAATGATAATTCTACTAATGATTGGTTCGATAGGATATATAGATAATGCTATAATAATAATAATATACTAAAAAGAGTATTAAATTAGACTCTAATGTTAAAGTAAAGTAATTTTGTATTAATGTTCGGACAAGCCTCAATACCTAAGCAAAGAATTCCTCTATCTCAGAAAACAGAAAAGTGGGGAAAAGAATGTGTAGATGCATTCATAGACTTATCAAAATTTGGGTTAAGTGAACGAAGAAGTTACTTGAAATCCATGTATGATTATTACAATGGGGTAATCGATGAGGAGGATTACAACTATGTATTAAAGCCATACGGGAAAACAAGAAGCCACTTCCCATCTAAGATGAGGAATTACCCTATCATCAAACCTATTATAGACCTATTGCTTGGGGAGAAATCAAAACGTCCCTTAGAGTATACTGTAACCGTTCAGAACTCTGATGCAGTCAGCATCAAAGAAGAGGCCCTTAAAAACATAATTCTCCAGAATCTTAGACAACGGTTTTTGATGGAGTTAGTAAAGTCAGGACAGGTGGATATGCAACAAGAGCAGGTTGAAGAACCTCCACTCCCAAAGCAAATCCAGGAGGAATTCAATAGGTCCTATAAAGATAGAAGAGCTATTAAAGGACAAGCTAGTCTTAATTATATAATGTACTTTAATGAAATCTATGATAAGCTTCAAAAGCAGTGGTTTCATTTTCTTGTAGCAGGAGAGTGCTATTCACATAAAGGGGTTAGACGTAACGAACCTTTTTATGAGGTAATTAACCCAATGGATGTAGACTTTGATAAGGATCCAGATATAGACTTTGTAGAAGATGCAGATTGGGCTATAATTAGAAAGTTTTCACATGCCTCAACTATTATAGATGCCTATGGGGACTACTTATCTGAGGAGCAAGTTTTAGATTTAGAAAACCCTACTCATACATCTGCTGAAGCTTATTTACTATACAGAGTCCAGGCTTCTGGGGCTGATAGTAATATGAACAGGAATAGATTGATTGAGGTAATAACAGTGTATTGGAAAAGTAGGAAAAGGATTGGTTTTATGTCCTACATTAACCCAATGACTGGTGTCCCTGAATCAGTCTCTGTAGAGGATGGGTTTAGAATCCCTCAAGAACTAAAAGACTTAGGGGCTAAGATAGAGTGGGAATGGGTTAATGAAGTGTGGGAGGGAACCAGAATTGATGGGAGATTCTACATTAGAGTAAACCCTGTAGCTAATCAAAGAACTAGTTTAGATAACCCATCATTGTGTAAACTCCCAATTAATGGAAGAAAGTACTCTGATATTAACTCTCAGAATATCTCAATAGTTAGTCTAGGAATCCCATATCAACTAAACTATAATATTTATAAATACAGACTAGAGCTAGCTATTGCCAGAAGCAAGGACATTATTGCTCAGTTTGATATTAACATGATCCCTAAGAATTGGGATATGGATAAGTTCATGTACTTTGTAGAGGGTACAGGTATTGCTTGGGTAGATTATAACAAAGAGGGAATACAACTTTCTCCGCAACACCAATCTGTGTTGGATATGTCAATTAAGACAATCACCCAATACCTTACCCTCTTAGAATCAATCATGGTTGAATGGGAGAAGTTAAGTGGTGTTAATAGACAACGTCAAGGTTCTATGGGAACCTATGAAGGAAAGGGAACATCTCAACAAGCCATTATACAATCTTCACACATTACTGAAGATTTATTTAGAAAATTCTCAAATTTTGAGCAACGTGAATTGCAAGGATTAATTGACTATTCTAAAGTAGCTTGGATTAATGGGAAGAAAGGAATGTTTGTAATGCCAGACAATACTTTAGCAGAATTAGAAGTTGATGGGTTAGGACATTTGGAAACTGAATACGGAATTTTTGTATCTGATGCAGGTAAAGACGTAGAGAAATTGCAAGCGATTAGAGGATTTGCTCAAGCTGCAGTT